GAGCCAGTAGTATTCTGGTTAAATGTCGGCCAGGTGGAAGCGCCGTTTACACCGGACCAGTTCCAGGTGCCAGTCGGCGAGTAGCTGCCGGCTTCGTCAAAGCCGCTGGCTGAGAACCAGGTTTCGTCCGTGAAGTCTCCATCGTCATCCGCATCATAAAGATGGAATCGGTCATAAACGTCGTCCTGGCTTGCACCGTGGGCTGTGTCACTATCCCAGTTGCCGGCCGTGAATGCCTCATCTTGCACCTCTATCGAACCAGCACCGAAGGTATCCGGGACGCCAGAGCCGGCGGAGCAAAACTCAAACCGGGCATCAACGCTATCCCACCACCACGACCCGGCTTGGGTACAGACGTCACTATCAATATTGCCGAGGTACTGCTTACCTCTTATATAAGTTCCCGTGATGAAGCCATTACCAAGGGTGACAGTATTATCACCGTTCCCTGTCGCGGTATAACCGATAACAATTTCATTCTCATTCCCGCTGGCTGACGGGTATGCGTGATATCCGATCATAACGGAGGTGTCCATTACCGTATACGAAGAAGCGCCTCCTGCGCCGGCGCCAAGCAAAACATTCCGGTAGGGTGTCACGAGATAATTACCGGCGCCATCGCCTACGGCTACATTGTTTGAGCCGTAATTACTCGTGGCGGCAAGGTCTCTAAGCGCATCAGCACCGATCGCGACGTTAGCGTCGTCGATTGTGGTAGTAGAAAGTGCTCCATCGCCTATGGCGACGTTATCAACGCCCTCGGTTAAATTTTGCAAGGCCAGACTACCCACGCCCACGTTACGATAGCCCGAGGTCAGATCGTATAATGACCAGTGCCCGATTCCCACGTTATTGCTGCCCTGTGTGGATATTGTGGCGGTCGAGCCTATTGTATAATTCCCAGCCTCTTCACCCAGAAAAACATTAAAACCGTCCGGGGTTGCCGTGCCGTTGTTGCCGTAAGAAAAATCATGCAGCCACCGAGATCCTGACTTTGTTATAATCCCATCCTGGTTGGCAAAGGTGGCCTCGTCTAGCTCAAGTTTTACCCCTTGAAAATCCACAACAGTATCTGTCAGGTCAACAACCTCGCCGGTAGCATTATCGTCAACGCCAACGTGCACGTTCGCTGTTCCATTGAAGGGAACTCCGGCTATGTCCCTTGCAGTTGTCATGGTGAGCTCTGTTTGAACGCTGGCAAAGATTACATCATCACCGGTATTCAATGTCTGGTCAAAAGCCGCGCCGGCAAGAACGAAGCTGGTCCCGTCGTAGACGATCGGGTAGATCCCGGTAGTCAGCAGCTGCCCGGCGGACAGCGCATCACTGTTCGCGTTTAAGATGGACTTGGCACCCAGCCCGTCTATATTAATGGTAACGGCTGTCGTATTTTCGTTTTGCGGCATGATCCAGAATACTTGCCCTTCTGAGTAAGCCGGCAGGTCCGGAGTCAGATCCAGGGTGTAGGTATTCGTACCAGCCGCAACATTGTAAATGATATTGTCGATGTCCTGAAACTGGCCAATCGATATTGGATGATTCCGGTTCGTGCCATCATCGATGATGAAAGGCTCGGAAAACCCTTTCGTTGTGGGGGCTCCGCCGTAGGGTGCGGGAAACTTCTCGAACCCGTCCTCGATCCCGTCGAACTTGGAATTCATATCCGACGACCTCACCGTGGTGCCTGGCGTGAAAGGGTTCGTGTGATTGTAATAGCTGTTTGTCGCTAACGATTCGCCAAATATGAGACACAAGCTCAATAGTGTCGCACCGGTGATTGTCAAAAATTGCTTCATCGTTGTAGCCCCCTCATGGAATAATGTAGCATGTAAGAAAATATGGTATGCGGATCTATGTATGTATTAATAGAGCCAAGGATTATCCTGGCATTGGTTCCTACGCCCTGAAGGTATGCGGTTGGCCTTGTGCCGGCCAGACCGTCCCAGACAAACTCGTCCCACTTGTCAACGTCCCACAGCCCGGCGTCTGCTCCTACCAGATCTATATCGGTTGTGATCATTGCCGGGATCTCCGGATTGGCGTCTGAATATTCCACCTTGATGGTCATGGTTGTCCCTGGGTCAATATCTGAATTTGTTTCCAGGACCAGCTTAATGTATTTCTTTTTGTATTCGATCGAGTTCTGGTGCGCGAACGGGAAGACGAGAAAGCCCTCGATCGCCTCGCCATCAAAGTTGTTCCCTTTATCAAGGCGGTATATATGGCCCGAGCTCGTACCGAAATAACAATGTTCGATCCCGCTTGAATCCTCACCGCTAAAGGCACACAGCGGAACATCCTCAAACTGTTGCGGCATAAAGCCTCGCACCCCGTCCTGGCCCAGTGTCATGTAAATGGCGGACCCGTCACTGAAGAAAAGGCGGTATTGCCCCTTGGTCTTATTCGTTGCACTGCAGGTAAGCGCGTTTCGTTTAGCCTTGGCCAGGGAGTCTACACTTTCCGAGAGTACGGCTGAGGCAAAGTCACCATACTGGTCGGTGGTCTGGAGACTTGTAATGCCGAGATCGTCGAGCACATACGGCATCTGCCCGATCCTCTGAATGGACCATTCGATCGCGCCGGCCTGATCCGACAGGGTCTTGAGATCCCAATCGGCTATACTTGTTCCATAGAGAAGCTTGGTGTAGCTTCTTCCGAGGATTGCCAGGACGTTTCCAGGTGCAATTGAAAACCCGGTTACCGTATCTGGCATGCCAATCTCTGCGGCACCAAGTAACCCGGTCCAGCTGTAAGGCAGCCCCAGGTCTGAATGCTGAACAGAGCCAGGGAACGCCAGGAAAAGGTGATTCTTGAATACGGCAATATGTGTCGGGGTGTCGGTTGTCATACCGGTAATAATCGGCACAAACGTATCACCATCCCACTCAAATGCCTTGCTGACACCGTCACAGCCGTAAAGCCTCGGGCTATACACGCCGGCATAGAAGTTGTCGATAACAAACTCAAACCTGCCGTCGGCTTCCAGGGTATTAGCGGCGTTGGCGCCGTTAGTTGTGGCATTGAATCCGGACGGTGCGGTTATCTCCTCACTGGCTCCAAAGGGCCCGGAAACTACCGTATCGATGATCAGCCGCCCTGTTGCATCGCCATGGAGGCTGACTACAACATTATCAATATCGCCGTCAAATGCCGTACTGGGGGTGAAGACCAGGTCAGGGGATCCGCCAGATCCGCAGACAATATCTTCTTCAAACGTATCATTCGTCGATCTGGTTGTGCCGGCGGTGCCGCCCAGGCTGACTGTTACGTCACCAGCTGTGCGGCCGACTACGTCAAAGGTGACATGATACGTCCGGCCAGGTGTAAGGCTGAGGTCCTGGGACAAGGTTTCCACAGCGCCGCTCGTATGGGTTGCCACGCCGCTTGCTATTGCCCAGTTCGCGCCCTTGGTCCAGTCAGTATCGGCGTCAAACCCGCCATTAGTAACGAGATCTGCATGGCCCCAGTCACCGCCTGTTTTAATGATCCGCTTAATTGTTGCCGTGGCAGAGGCACCTGAAACTGTCTCACCCTCTACCGGCTCGATATCGCCAGCGGTAAACCATAAGGTATGCCCGAGATCGCAAAGCTCCCAGCCGTCTGTCGTTGCTTTGTACATGCTGCACGCTGAGCTGCCGTTATTGTTCCGGAATGCATAAACGACGTCGTTATACATACAGACGCCGCGTACGGGACCCTCACAGCTGTCAGCGTTGCCAACGTCGAGAATGTCGGCTCGTGCCGTTTCCATGGCGTCCCTGATATATGTCTCGACAAGATCAGGATCGGCAATATCTTCCAGGCGCTGGGTGCCAACCGCCTCAGCGTGCTTGACTGACGAGACCTCGAGATCCTCTCCGGTAGAGAATGTGCCTTCAAGCAGGCCGAGAATAAGGTAACCAGCTGCATCGCCGCCGGCGTAGGTGCCGGACTCAAGGACCGCATCGATTAATGCTTCACCACTGGCGCTGCTGGTGAAACCTTCCACCAGGTCGCCTTCTGTGATCTCTATGGACCCGTTTTCAAAGCTGAGAACGTAGAAGGACTGCTCGCTGGGCGCCGGCTGACCGTCAAACCGCTCGTATCCATATATTCTCTGGTATCCGCCACCGAGTGTTACCTGGTAATTTCTCGCATTTACCAGTGCACCTGGCGGCATTAACATCTGGCTGACGTTTTGGATAACGCCACCCTTCATCGCCGCTATGGAGACCTTTCTGTTTTGCTTCGCCATTATGCTAACGCCGTCCCTTTTATTGATATTTGCGGCCGATTCCTGGCATCAAGCCGGTTCTGCCATAATTCTGCCTTCCGGAGGGCAGCCTGCCCCACGGTTATGGCTTCATCGTATATGGCATAGTCCAGCAACGCCCTGGCCCATATCGCGTCGTGCAGCCAGGTAGGCATTTCAGGTACGTCGTCGTCCGCTGCCATCTTGGTCGGCTGTTTATAATAGTCTATTGTCAGGGTGTATATATCGTTGGGCGGGGGATACAGTCTGATATTGCCGCTTGGCAACACAGTGAAGAACGCCGGCATGTTGTCATCTGGTTCGCCGGCCAGGTAATCTTCTTTGTAATCCTCGTATGGAATGTACTGCAGCGGACGTTCGGCAGATCGGCCGTCGGACGTAAGAAAGATCCGCATCGTCTCAACTTCCCAGCGAGCCAGTGCGGTTGCGGCCAGACCGAAGTCTGCCACCGGTGCGTAATCAGCTTGACTGGCTGTGGTATTGACGGTAGCGCCTGGTACCCACATCCAGTCCCAATTCTCACGATCCGATTGGATATCTAACCATGCGTCATTTATCCAATCAACGATCCTGCCTTCTATCCCGTTCTGACTGGTTACATTAGTCGGACCGGTGCCTGCTATTCCAGATTCCTGCCTAAGTTTTTGCGCTAGCTCCAGAAACGTCATACTGTATCACCGTAAACGGGAAACGCGGACGTCGAGTCGTCTCCTTGGTCTCGGGATTCCAGGATTCTTCAATGCAATTGGCGAGCTGCAGACGGAACGGCCGGCGGACCGGCATCTCTTTGCCCCGTGGAACAAGTACATTCCGGTTATTGACAGCGATATAGACGGGCTTGTTGTTGATCTCATCTTCGTAGATCATTATCGTATCAATAACATTGAAAGCCGGATCAGGATCCGGGAAGAAGACATGACCAAGAACTTCCTTGGATCCATCCGGCAGCCTAGTGCCTGCGGGAAGCTCGGCCGTTTTTACTGTCTTCACCTTGTTCGCTAACAGTTTTCCTACGCGTTCATGCAATGTTGCCAGGTTCTCACCTTCGCGCTCCAGAAGGTTATTCACTTCCGCCCGTGAGGTTCCTGGCAGAATCCGCATGCCGTGCATTTCCATGGCATACTCTTTCAATGAC